CTGAAGATCGTTGGAAGGAACGCAGTCGTACTTACCAAGGGATAGCTGATGCTATGGCAGCGCAGTGGGGTGGTTATGCTACATCCTAGCCAACTCCACGACTACCAAAAGCGTGCAGTCAACTTCCAGTGCTCTCATCCCGAGACTGCACTGTGGCTTGATCCGGGCTTAGGGAAGACTGCTACAACGCTCACCAGTGGGGCGCATCTGCTCTCTACGGGCTTTCTGAAGGGCATCTTAGTGGTCGCCCCCATCCGTGTGTGCAGGCTCGTATGGGCGCAGGAAGCGAAGAAGTGGCAGCACTTGGAGCACCTCAAGTTCAGCTTGATGACCGGCACTCGTGACCAGCGTACCCGCGCACTCCTGAAGCCCGGTACTCACTTCTGGGTTGTGAACTACGAGAACCTCGGCTGGCTCGCGGAAACTTTGCACACCTACTTCATCAGCAAGGACAGACCACTACCCTTCGATGGACTGGTATGGGATGAAATATCAAAATGTAAAAACAGCACCACGCAGCGGGTGAAGTCAGTCAAGAAGATTCTGAGTCACTTCAAATGGAAGACGGGACTCACAGGTACACCCGCATCCAATGGCTATAAGGACCTGCATGGTCAATTCCTCGTACTCGATGAGGGTAAGCGTCTAGGCACCAGCAAGACCGCATTCCGTACCCGCTTCTACAAGAAGGTGGGACCATACAAAGAGGTGGCCTACGACGATACGGAAACCACCATCAAGAACCTCATCGGTGACATGACCATCGAGATGAGCGCTGCTGACTATCTCAAGATGCCTGATTTAATCGTCAACGATGTGTGGGTGGAGTTTGACGATGCCACCAGAGCACGATACGACAAGATGGAGAAGGAGTTCTTTATCAAGTTGGACAGTGGTGCTGAGAAGGAGATGTTCAACCAAGCGTCACTGATGAACTCGTGTCTTCAGTTCAGCAACGGTGCCATCTACCCCATAGCCGGAATGCCACTGTGGGAACCGATCCACTCACTCAAGCTCGATGCACTGGAGGACATCATTGAGGAAGCTGCGGGTAAGCCAGTCCTATGCTGGTACCAGTACCGCAGCGATGCACAGCGCATCATGGAACGGTTCAAAGACCTTAACCCGATCAACCTGACTGAGTGCAAGAGTCAACACGCTCTTGATGTGGCTATGCACCGCTGGAAGACTGGTGACTGCCAGTTGATGATCAGTCACCCGTTAAGCGCGGGACACGGTATCGACGGACTTCAGAAGGCCGGGCACACGATGGTGTGGGTGGGTGCTACATGGTCCCTTGATAGCTACGATCAGGCAGTAGCCCGTCTGCATCGACAGGGGCAGGGTCAGCCTGTCATCTGTCACCGCATACTGACCAAGGACACACTGGACCAAGCCCAAGTCGATGCGCTGAACAACAAGGCTGCTGATCAGACTGCTCTACGCAAGGCAGTCGCGGAGTATCGTAAAAATAAAGGAGTTTCCAAATGAGTATCAATCCGGGGATGATGAGTAGTGAGACAGACAACTGGGCAACACCACAAGCATTCTTTGACGAGTGTAATTTGAAGTACGGTCCATTCACCTTAGATGTGTGTGCGAGTATTTCTAACGCTAAGGTATGGAGGTTCTTTGATGAGTCTATGGATGGTCTATCTCAGCAATGGGAGGGTACTGTATGGATGAACCCTCCTTACGGGAAAACCATTAAAGCGTGGATGAAGAAGGCGTATGAATCATCACTTGATGGTGCTACTGTTGTATGCCTTGTACCAGCTAGAACAGATACGGCGTGGTGGCATGACTACTCCATGAAAGGTGAGATAGTGTTCATTCGAGGTCGATTGAAGTTCGGAGATGGTAAGGGAACAGCACCTTTCCCTTCAGCACTGGTAATTTTCAAAAATAAATCAAAAAGTTCTTGATTTGTAGTTCTAGTGTGCTACACTTGAGACACATTCAACGAAAGGGATTTTATGACCAAAGACGAAATTGATGACGTAATCAAAAGCTGGAAGACAGTCAACAAGCGGCTCGCAGAGTTGTCTGAGGACGATGTGAAGCTGGCGATGAACCGCGAGATGGTGGGCAATCGTCGCAAGGACATGGTGGTGCGACTCCACCAGCGGTACACCATCCTTCGTGCTGCTCGGGAGCGTCAGGAACTGATCGACTCACTGGCAGAAGTACCGGCATTCTTGGTGGGGGCTGTATGAAGTGCAGTAATGATTGCAACCAGGGTAAGACTTGTGACTGCCGTGAACCGTTTACCGGCAGCACACTGGACATGGCTCTAGCGGTGGTGGCGATTGTGTTCGCTCTGTCGTGCATCGGTTACTTGATCGGAGGTATCCGATGATCACTTGCAATTGCTGCGGTGAAACCAAGTTCACCAAAGAGTTCACTTACACCACTGGCTACGGATGGGCCAAGCACTGCCGTGAGTGTGGTGTGTGGCTCAAACTGTTTCGACAAGCGTTCGGTAAGACTCGCGATGTGGAGTTAAACCGTGAGCGTACTGCTGCACATAGCCAAGAACTGTATTGGGCCAAGAAACGTGCAGCGAGTCTGTTGTTGGAGAACGTGTGGAGGAAGGCAGCATGAAAATCCCAAAAGAACTGATTGATCAGTGGGTTAACGAGGCAAGCCTGAAAGCGCCACTTGGGGGTATGTCGGAATACATCGCCCAACGCGCAGCAGAGTGGGCACTGAGCCAGCCTGTGAGCATGGAGCCGGTGGCGTGGACAGGAATACGCGCAAGCATTCCGCACCTGACAAGTTCACGGGCCATCGCCGAGCGTGAATCTGATCTGTACACCAACCCACTCTACACCGCCACCCAACTCGCCGCAGCACGGCAGCAGGGTGCGGAGGAAGAACGGAAGAATGCTCATGTGTGGGTTGCCGGTATTGTTGAGCAGCGCATAGCCGAGCTTGAGCGCACCAATGCGGTGTTGCTGGAGGCGTTGAAACTTGCAGAAGCTGCACTGTCTGACATTGGGGACGCAGAGCGTGAACCTGATGACGATGTTGCTTGGTGCGAAGCAAGGGCGGCACAAGCCATTCCTCAAGCCCGTGCCGCCATTGCGGAGGTGAAGCCATGACCCCGACGATGGAACTGCGCTTTGTTGAGCGCGAGATACCGCGCAGGTATCCAAA